CAGCAGGGATATGATCGCCAACTGCCACGCCACTAATAGCCACGTTTGCCAGGATGTACATCAACTGCGATGGTATTTCACCGGATGTCGTTATGCGCCGTATGGGTTGACCATCGAAGTAGAACTGCACAAAGGTTGGCTCCCACTCGACTGCATATGCATGGTATCCTGCACTCATGTCTGTCGTGAGTGTGGTTGCACCGCCATCGCTGCCAGTACCGCCGCTGCCATTAGGGAAGTGCACGCCATTGTTGAGACTGAGCGGATTTTCAAAGATCTCCACAATGTCGATCTCGTTGCTCGCAGGATACGTCTGGTACAGCATCCAGAACGCTGGCCAAACACCATAACCGGCTGGCATCTTGATCATGCCCTCTACATAGCCATACAAGAAGCCTAGCGTGTTGTAGGAGGCGATCATGCCACTGGTGTACTTACCGCCACTCACACCAGCGTTACCGCCGCCTGTATTGCGCCCTTCAAGGATCAGCTCGCCATTAGAGACATACACGTTAGCAGGCAAGTACGTTTCGATTTCCTGATTAAACGTTGCAGTGTTGCCAAATGGGTACTGCTTTGACCACGTGAGCAGATCAGCAGGTCTCGCATCATAGCTCAGTTTCCAATCCGGTGGTAAATTGTGGTTATACGGTTGTACTTGCATGCCTTGTATTTCCTACTATTTCAGTTCAGCCGCGATAACGGTGAGCAATCCAGGGAAAGAACGCGGGTCAAGGATGACATGAACTTCCAGGGTTTGACCTTCTATCACGAGATGGTCACGGTGCCTCACATCAGTCCCTATGGCGAAATGCACAGCCCAGGATGCAAGGTCCGCTATGGCAAATGCATAGTTCTGTAACATTCCACCAGAAGGTTGTGTCATACCTGCCTTGACCGTAGCAATGGTGGTGTACGTCTCTGTTTGTGAGCCATAGCCATCATGACTGGTGGTCGCACGCTGAATATCGCAATCCTTGTCACACGCTGCACTTGCCACGTCCGCTTGTATACTTATAAGCTCTGCATTCGATATAGGATACATACCCATCTACCTAGCATCCTCCTTATTTCACCAGATCACCAGAGTCCAGCAACCGCATACGCTGTGTATCCATCGCTGGCATGATGTCTGAGCGCACCATCTTTGCCACCTTTGGCCTTGCACGCTTGCGATACTGCTGTGCTAGCGTGAGCTTGGCTTGTGGCATCTGTGAACGCTTAAGCGACTGCCCATCTACAGAGATGTCATAGGCACCCGTCATGGTCGCAGCCCACATCTCCAATAGATCAGCGCTACAAGCAAACGGGTCATAGATTTTGCCCGTCGCGAAGACTGGAGGCAACTGTCCTGGTGCAGTCCCACTCGTAAACACATTGGACTCAAACTGAAAGTGCGCCTGATCTATGAGCAATTCCATCGCCACTGGCGTCACCACAACCCACGCTTGTCCACCGTAATAGGCTTGCAGCGTAACGTCTGCTTCCCAATAGCCGTAGCGGCTATAGAAATCAGCAAAGATGGTATCAGCCTCATTGCCTGTATTCGCATTATTGACGATGCTAGGGGCTATCATAAGGCTTTCGTAGCGCAGATCATCCCTATTTGCATCCAGGTACGCCTGTACGTCATCGTCGCTGAACTGCTGACTTGCGCCAGAAGGATCACCTATCATCTGCCGAACTTTTGCGATGAGTGCGCTCATGGTTGATCGTGGCATGTGTTTACTTGCCTTTACTCAGCTTTGCGCCGTGTTGTCGGCTTGGGTTCTTCTGCTTTGGCCTCGGATTGTGCAGCCAGAAGCTTCAGAACCATTGATTCAAGTTCAGCAATTTGCTTGGATTGTTCAGCAATTTGCTTAGCCTGTTCGGCTGCCTTGTCTTCTTTGGCTTTCTTATCTGCCTCTTCCTTCTCTTGGCGTTCTTTCTCCTCGGCTGCTTTCTTAGCCGCCAGCTGCGCCATTAATTCCGGTCGAGGGTCTATTACTGGACGCCATCCGTCAAGCGTCAGGCGGGTAATGTGTGCCTGATGTGCCACGTAGGTTGGTGGGACTTCAGTGCTATAGGGCTGAAGCCACACACCACCTTGGGCCATCGGTTGTAGATCAATAGCCATAGTTTTACTTCCTACCTAGGGACTACCAACGTGTGGGCATGATGAGAGCCGTTATGGTTCCTGTAATGCCACTCGCCAAATCGATGTTGAGTGAACCGTCACTCTGGGCAAAACGCGCCGTCTCGAATGGGCCAATATACTGAGTGCCAGAAGCACCAACCGTCACAGCAAGATCACCTTGTCCGGCACGAAATGCAGGGCCAGGAGTGACACCACCACCGACACCAGCCTTGACGGTGACTACTTTGGATGATGCAGCCGTGTTGTTGACAACGAGCACTAGACTGTTGAGATTTGGACCAGCAGGCAGTGCAGTGGTTGGAATTGCCACGTTCATACCGTTGGTCGGATCGACGTTGGTGCCAGCAGGCGCTGCTAGATTGCCGTTTGGCACCAACGTGGACAATGGAAGGTTAGTACGAGCCATGTTATTAAAGCCTCCTCAAACGACTATGGGTGCACCAGATAGGCAGCAGCGATGGCAGACGGGCGCGTGGTCTTTGCACCGTAGAGAGCCAGTCCCTTGACCGCATCAGCAAAGCGATATGGCGGCCTGTATGCCTCGGTTTTATTGATGCCCTCTGCTTTGGTCAACCCCATGCTATGGCCTGCGAGAACCACATCAGTGCTACCAGTCTGGCCAGCGGTACCGCTCAGGTGTGGAGCATTCAACGACTCGTACACATCCATGCCGTTGATTTTGCCAAGGTAGGCATCAGAAGCATTGCCAGCAGCAGCGTCCAGTTTGCCTGTCGTGATCGTGAGGCGTGCATCAGCAGTGTTAAAGCTGGTGAACCTTACATCCTGAGTCAAGAGAGTCGTCACCCATGCAGGGACTACAGCCCAACGGCCTGACTTCGGCACACCTTGCTGAGTTAAGTACTGGTTGAGGATGACCAAGTAGTCATACACCGTCTGTCCACCACCAATGTTAGAAGTGGTTGCGAGAGCAGGAGTGACAGGAGAGCCAGAACTACCGACCAGATTGGCGGTCACTGCATCGGTGTAGAAACCAGCATAGTAGCTATCCATCGTCAAGGCCAGCTTATACGCTGCATAGCTCATAGCTTCAGTCATCACTTCAGGATGCGCTTGTGCTGCATCTACATCATCTACTTCAAAGTTATAGTAATTTGCCTGTGAGATGGTGAGCATGGTCTGCGCATCTGTTAGAGCCTGTGGAGGATTGATATCGGTGTCTTTGGTGTAGTTCGAGATGGTGATATCACCGATGGCGTTGATACGCACAGTGTCGCCCATCTGCTGAATCTGACCCTCATAGTCGCTATTGAAAAGCGCTCCATAGACGAGGTTCTTGCGAAGTGCGACAAGAATGGTGTCAGACCATAATTGAGGAATAAATGAGTTAAGAGACATTTAGTGTATGTGCTCCTATCATCCCGATCTCAACATCTCTCGAAAGGTGCTAGGACCGAGATACAAAAGAACAATAAGAATGGTGTCTATTTCTTGCGCAGATTCAGCATCGCATCATTGAGCTTGGCTTTCACTGCCGGTGGTAACGCGTTGTACTCATCCGCTTTCAGCGTGCCTGCCTTGATACGGTTGATGTACTCCGATGTATCATCAGACACGCGCGCCGATCTGCTTGGATTGGTTGCACTGACATTGGGTGCCTGTCTGCTCTGCGGCCTTGCCAGATACGGCTTTGCCTTGAGCAAGTCAGCTACAAGCTCGGCTACGTTGGACGGTGCACCATTGTCGTCATATTCGATCTCAGACCAGTCGAGAAACTTGATGGCATCATTGGGATCAGAGAAGCCAGATTGTGCTGCCTGCAAACGCACCTCAGTATTGATCTTGTATTCCTGGGACTGCCGGATAGCGTCATCATGGGCTTTTTGCAGGTCTGCCAGACGTTTCTCTAATCGCTCTTTCTCGGATAGTTTCTCCGCTTCGATCTGGTCCTTGAGTGCCTTCAACTCTTTTTCAGCATTGCGGTATGAAGCCGCTTCTTTGTTGGCTTTTTTGAGTGCGGCACGAGCCTTTTCAAGCTCTTTGGTCAGATCTTCAGCAGATGGTTGAGATTCTGGCTGCTGTTGTTCAGTACCAGTAGTAGGTTGCTCTGTCTCTGGTGTCTCACCAGTATCAGGCGTCGTTGTGGCGTCCATCTCGGACGATTGTGGGGCTGTTTCACTCTGCATCTCGCTTGATGAAACAGTAGTTGTTGTATCCATTATAGCTGAACCTTTACGATTATGTCAACAGTTTGACACGTTGTTCTAACAAATGTAATGAGAATGGTTCTCACATGCCTGCAATTTTCTTGAGAGAGTCAGGTGGCGACATTTGTGCCTCGTCGTATGCTTTGAGCAGTTTGCGAGCTGCACCCTTCTTGTCTTGAGTAGACACCCCACGAAGTCCACCACGAGCACCAGCCAAGGCAGCAGAGGCAGCACCCAACGCATTCGTGTTGATGTCACCATCGGGTTCCACGTATGGCAATTTACAATTAGCCTGGGTCCAGTCTGCTCTATCACCAGTATTGGTGTTAATGGCGCATGAGTCACAATAAGAAGCAGTATCAGGCCAACGAGAGGGAGAACCGTCCCAAGCCTTGCTAGTTGTCGCCATGAGCCTCACCTTTCTTCTCTACTGGTTTCTCTTCACGCTTCGTGGTGCTATCGTGTAGCACCACACTCTTATGTTGGACATATGCGTCACGATTGGCAGCCGTACCCAGAACCTGTTTGTTTTTCTTGTACCGCATGTCACGACGCGGCCCGCTAGCGTTGGACTTCACCATGATGCACCTCGCTATTGGAGTGGTGGATTGTAGGTAAACGACACGGTGCCAAAGGTCGGATCGTTCAATGCTGAACTAGGCAGGCTGAAGTATGTGCCATCCCACAAGAGCTGTACCGTGTCTGAGTGCCCTTTCACAGTGCAAGGATAGCTACACTGCAACAGGTTAGCAGGCGATGGGCCTGCTTGACCTGGATAGGTGAGCGTGCCAGTCGGAGCTGGCTTATTGTTCGCAGATGGGATTGTTACTGCATGGTTGTTAGTCATGGTTGAGAAACCTCCCAGATACTAGGTATAAAAGATGGTGACACCTGGATTTGCAGCATTGCCCTGCACTGTGATACCAGCAGTGGCTGGCACCTTGAAACGGGTGTATGTTCCTACAGTTGCATTAGCCGGGATAATGGCAATAATGTTGCCACTGGCAGCCGAGGCGTTATCATACACATTGAGGGCGTTGGTGCCGGTCGCTGTCACCAGGATACTCGCGAGTCGTCCACTGGAGTTTTTGACCACTGTGTTCGCACTCGTGCCAGCAGCAATGGCAGTATTGGATGTGCCGTCATTGCTGATCGCACCAATCGTGTTGGTACCTGCATTGATGCCGATACCAGCAACACCCGCATATCCATCGCTTGTGTAGAGTTCTAGCGTACCGTTTACTGTGCCACTGGTATAGCTCGTTACTCGCACGCGCAAATAGCGAAAAAACACTGCCATATGCAGCATGTTATTTGTACTCGTAAACGAGCTAGCAAAGTTGGTATTGGAGTTGGCCTGATACACGCTAAATGACACAAAGTTGACGCCATCATTGGAGCACTGGAATGTACACGTTGCGCTAAATGTCCCTGTGGCGTGCAAGCTGAACCACTTATATGCACTCACATCCGTCGATGGCACAAGATCAGCATTGAGCGAGCCAGCAGAGAGTGAGGCTTGTTCAGCAAAGCCACCCTTGGTTGCCAGATTGCCCGCTGCATCGATGGAGGCTTTATTGGTGCCTCCACTATCGAGTAACTGGACACTACCACTTACTGCCTGAGTACCGCCACCAGTTGTAGCAACAGGCGCATACTGTATACCAGTTGTGGCGTCAGTCGAGACCGTACCAGCCTGTGCCGTCACCATCGTGTGTGATGTAGGATCGTAGACACCTATTGCTGGTTTGCCTGATCCGTCCTCTGCTATGGTGTTTGTGATCGTTGCCATCGGTTATTTCCCACCTTTCTTTGGAGCAGCAGGCTTTGTCGTTGGTAGCACTGGCTTTGGTGCCGCTGCCTTGGGTTTGCCAGCGTTGGGATTGTTACTCTTCAGCCTCATATCCTTAGGAGTTCCAGGGTTCGGCTTGCCACCCATGTGACACCTGCACTTTCTTTGTTGCTAAAACTACTCTTGGTTCTCTTCCCATGCAC